AACGTAAATTCAACCCCTTGGAAGGAGCCGAGTAGCTTATTGGCCAGTGTTGGAGTGACAGCTGACGCGCCCTGAGCCGCAATCAACACGATATTCGACGTAGGAGTGACCGTGTCGATACCGATAGGCGAATTCAGAAAAATGTTGTTGGCGTAGCCGCTCGCGATGGTATACCCACCTAGAGGCTGACCCCCGCCAGAACCAAACGCCGGACGAACTATTCCGGATTCGTGAGCCACGGGCGCAAGCCCGTACGGAGCAAATACAAGTGACACGGTAGGAGCCTCACAGATGAGAAAGTCATCCGCTAGCCCTCCATCTCTGTTTCACAGAAGTTGGGGGCTTCGCGGGCCTGTCCCAGCTCCTCAATGCCTGCCTCTACTACCGGAGCCCGCATCTTGCCGCCCCGTTTTGCGGACTGCGCCGCTACTTCCCCAGCTTCGAAGGCGCTATTGTAAATAGCTTCTTCATTTCGAGCTGGCTCGTGGTGGTGCAACGTCTCCATGTACAACTGGTACTCGTGGAGAGTAATCTTCATCCCGACCATTTCACGCCACGTGATCACACCCGGGAAATCCCCCGTGCGCTGGTCCGTGTACGTGAACTCAGGGACTTCCTCCCGCTTGATGTACGAGTAACCCAGCTGCTCGCGCCCTTGCGGAGTATCGTTTGGATGCGTCGTAGAAACCCAACATACATGGTACCCAGGTATGTGGGGGATGTTAGGCAAAGAAGACTGGAAATTTGCACGTTTCAACAACTCAACGCGCTCTTCATCAGTCAGCTGCCTACGCTCGGTAATCGCCCGATCTTTCATCGCGCGATCTTCCCGGCCCGGAGCATCCTTCCGAATCCGCTTAATCGACTGTCTAGGGTTGGCCATGGGGGTGTCTCGTTATCTCGGACGCCTGCCAGCGGCCCGGTCATAATTCTGGTAGTACTTCAGTGCGCGATTTCTCGCGACTTCATCGTCCCACTTACCTGCTTCGATAAGAGCCTGCTTGCGCTCCTCATCGATGAAAACTTCACCTTTACGCAGAGGGCGCTCCCGACCCGCCACTTTGATAGTGGGGCCAGATGGCTTGCGCGCAGGTGCGTTGCCGTTCGCTCGCCGCGCGGGGCGGCGCGCCTCCTCATCTTCTTCGTCCTCATCGTCCGGGCCGCGCTCACGGGACTCGTAACGGTCAGGGAGGCGCTTAGCGACGCGACGGTCGACTTCGTCCCAGTACTCGCGGGTCCGCGGAGAAAACCGACGCTCGCGTGCTACCTGCTGCTCCACCGCATGTGCGATAGCCGAGTCTTCATCGCGAAGCTGGGGATCAAACCACGTGTTCTGACGCATCCAGCCGCTCGCCTGCGCAGCAATCTCAGGATCCATACCGAAGGGCTGTGTCTGCTGCGTGCGCCGCTCCTGCGCGCCCCTTACGGTCTGGTTCTTAGTGTACTGGAGCTGCTGTAAACCCCGCTGGAGCTGCTCGCGGACGCGCGTCGCCTCAATCTCGGCTTCAGGGTCGTTATTGCGGCGCGCCTGGACGTAAAGCGACTCCGCCTCACGAATATCGTTCTCGGCCTGCTGGATGCGCCCGTCAATGGTAAGCACATCAGTCTGGGTCTGCCTAGACTCAAGCGCCGTAAGGTCTCGACGACGCTCCGCTTCAAGCTGCTCTGCGCGTGCTCGGTAGAAATCGCGCTCGCGTACCGCCGCGTCGTAGCGCTCACGTCGCTTCCTGCGCTTCTTCTGCTCACGAGTCAGCCCGCGCTCATCAGCCCCTTCTGGTTCTTCCTCGGCGTGCCCTGTGCGCTCATCCCCCGCAGCGCGCGGCTCGTCTTCCTTGTCCTCATAGGAATACCCTTGATCGAGGTCTTCTTCCTCGCGCGTAGCGCCCGTCGAGGCTTCGTCCTCAACGCCCGGCCCTACAGGGATGATTTTTTCTTCGGTGTCTTTGTCTGCCATTGTGTAGCTGGGCGCGGGTCGTCATCACGACGAGCCGGACCACCTTCTGTCGTCCTCAGATGTACGCCACCATATCAAGCACCTTGTCGTCGGGGATGCGCCCCTTCATGACGAGGTCATCAAACAACACGAACAGAGCCTTGCCGTCTTCACTACCGGGTACATCGACCCACCAGCGGTCGCCGCCGTACTTGGGCACGCGCACGAAATCACCGATCGTGCACCATTGGCCTTCTGGCCACGGCTTGAGCGTCTCGCGATTGCAGAATGCGACTGGACCCATTCGGATCACCTTCGCAACCTGCATGTTCCAGAGGTCCGTCTCGCGCGACTCCTCGGGCAAGTAAATACCCCCCTTAGTCCGCGTGCGGGGCGTCCGGATCTGCACCAGAACATCCGTACCGAACGGAATGAGTCCCGGGTCCGCCGTCGGAAAGGCCTGCTCCAGAGAATCGTAGGCGATGGATGACTTGGCGAACTTCGCCACTGCGAGGTGTTCCAGCTTTTCAAGCGGGACCTCTCGCGAAGTGGTTTTCAGCTTTCGCGCAGCTTCAACTTCATCTCGATACGCCAACTATTCGTCCTCCGCAGGGTCTTTCAACAATCGATTCAACGTTTCCTCTGCGAGCCGCAAACCCTCAAGTCGCCCTGTCGCACGACCAAACCCGAAAGCTGTTTTGTCTTCCGGGTTGGTCAAGCTGGACTCGGCAACCTGGCTGCGAAGCGTCGCGAGTTCACCGATAAACCGATCTAATACAGACATAACGCTAGGGCTTTGGCGGAAAAAGTCAAGCCCTAGATGCGGTTACGCGTGCTGCCCGTACCGCGCGGCGCGTCGCTGCCCGAGCTATGGTCTCCGCCGCCGTCCGTCTCAATGTCAGTCGTATGCGTATGGTACAGCTCCTCGGGGGTATTTTTCCCTTGGTTTACAAGGGTATGCACGCTATTACCCTTGTGCCCACTGTGTTCACTACTCCCGGGGGAAGTGTAATGTTCATGCGGACCCTTGTGCCCATGCTTACCGTGCCCGTGGTGCTGGTTCTCGTGCTTCATCGACGTATGTCCTCCGCTTGAATGATGCACGGAGCCGCCTTTTGCGTACCCGTCTACGTGCCCAGTCTGCGCCAATTCTTGGTGCTTATTGACCGGCCCACCGTACTTATCCGCCATGGCAAACCTCGCGTGCGTAGTATGTCCCGCACGCGAGCGTAGCCGTTCCGCTTACTTAAAGCTACCCCCCAGCACATGACGCGCAGCCCACATTGCGGCCTGCTGCATGTTGGTAGCTGCTAACGATAACTCGCGACTCGTGCCTATCTTACTGCACAAGGTACAGAAGTCAGCTTCCACCGCTTGCAGCTCTTTCAGGTAAAGCTGCTGCTCTTGCGACAACGGCGCTCCTTGGTTGTAAGCTTTTTCATCCCTCACAACTTTATCCCTACCGCCGTCTTGATTCGCGCGCCGATCTTTTCAACCCACTTCACCACCCCACTATGCTCCGCATTGCGGCTGTAAGGCGCAATCGCGTGCACAACGTTTTCCAGCTCTATGAGACGTGCTTCTAGCAAAGCGATAGCGGTAGGCACCGTAATGTCTTCCGCCGCAGTGGGCGTTGACCCCACAGGGACAGCACCCGGTTTCCACCACCCAGAAGACGGATGCTCTACAGGCGGCGTTACCGCGTTTTGCGTCCCCGCAGCTTGCATTCCAACATTGTGTAGCCCTGCGGGGTCAGTATGTGGAGGCGCAGTATTCTGTGCACTAGCTGCTGTCTTTACTTCATCAGTCATATTCAATTCCTTAAGTAGTATGTTAGAAACATGTTTAGACACGTTTACATGAATGGCCATTATTCAGTACCCCCACCGCGCTCTTCCATACCCGTGCCAGTCGACAGGTTAGTAGAGTGGCCAGTCTCAATCTTTGCCGCGGAAATCTCCAGCGCAGTTTGATTATCGCGATTGGTAGTATCCGTCTTCTCAGCAAGTTCTGCCTGAGTACGCTGGTCTTCTCCTTGCTGCTCGATAATAGTCTGCTGCATCTTGGCTTGCGCATCGGATTGCGATTTCTGCTGGTCTTGTTGCCCTTTAGCCTGGATAGCCTGCACCTTACCTTGGTTGTTCTTATCCGCAACGGCGAGCGCGGTCTGCCCCGGATCTTGCGGTTGTGGGGGCATGAATTTCTGCATCATTGCCTGTGCCTGTTGGATAACGCCAGGTATCTTTGAGAGCACCTGCTTAGCGCTATCCATCACATGATGTGAAGCTTCTGCAAGTGTTTGGTCCATTTCCCGTGCAGTCTCGGGGTCGCGAAACTGCGTAAGTTTACCTAGGTCTTCACCGGCAGCTTCGGACCCTATGCGCACCGTCTCCGACAGGTACCAATACGCAATGTGCTCCACCAGATGTTGCAAACAAGCTGAAATAAACTTCGGCGCAATGATCGGCAAGAACCCAAAGAAAGGGCTCGTCATATAATCGAGGTGCACTTGAATGTGCGCTAAGTGGTCTTGCTCAGGGAATGCCACGACCGGGCGCCCGAGGGTCATTGCGACGTTCTCGTTGATCGCATTCAGCTCTTGCGGCTCGGGTACCGGTAACAGCAAGTCTACTGCGTTAGGTATCTTCGTCCGCTCAAGTATTAGCGTTTCGACTTTACGAGCGTCGTAAAGCTCCGGGTGCAAGTCAGCGCGTTGCTGAATAATTTGGAGCTGCGCGAAGCGTTGAATATCGCTGAAAACTTGGGGGTCGGAAACAGGGACCACATCGACGGGACCTTCGTAGTCAGCCCGGTATGCGAGCATCTCCCCCGTGTCATCAAGTATTTCCTCATCCGTGATATACATGCGATTGATGCGGTGTAGAACCCCGATCAATCGATCCATCGCAGTATGGAGCCTCATGTGGATTGCGGAAAGCACCTTGAGCCCTTGCTCAATGAGCGCGAGCGTCGTCCCCACCGGCATGTTGGGCGAGCCGTCTTCCGAGAGGTTCTCGAAAGTCGTACGCACCAAAGACTCCCCTTGATCCGTGCACCAGCCGAGCAACTGGTACAGCACTGCCGGCGTCGGATTGAAAGGTACCGCCATGAGGATTTTACGGATATCTTGGTCCCCGAGCGCTCCGCCCTCAATCTCGGTAACGCCACACACGTTAAGGTTCAGCGTCTGCCCCGGAGCCCCCGCCCCCTTGAGCCGCAACAGGGTGGGTAGTGCATTGATGAGGGCACTATCCAGCAAAGCCCGCAGTGCGCCTGTACTGGCCCCAGAAAGCGAGCCTGCGTAATGGATGAGCCCCACCGACTGCGCGCCGCGCCACGGTAGGCACTCGAAGTCGATTAGCCAACATAGGTTCTCGCACTGCTTATCCTCAGGCTCCCAGTTGCGCACGGCGCGCAGACACTCACGATTGAGCGGGTCTATCTCTACGAGGTACGGCTTAGGGCCTACGCGATCTACCGCAGCCTCCGAATCCCGTTGGTCGCCCGCCACCCGCAAGCGGTCCGTGTCTTCCAGTTCCGCGAGCACTTCCACAACGTAGATACGGCGCAAGCCGTCCTCATTGGACGATGCGTTACCTTTCTTGCCCTCGATCGCGTCCGACGCCTGTTCCGCCTTAGTCTTATCAGGTACCTGAGACGACGTTGTGAGCGGTACTCGTACGTAGTACCCCTGGCGTATGCGTGATTCCAACTCGTGTTGGGTAATGGAGTCAAGAAGCGTGCGTCGCTCTGCGGTGTAAAAGTCCGATGCAGCCTCAGGGATAATGACTTGGTCAATGGGCCAGAACGTCGGTACCGGGCGTCGCTTATCGCCATCGTACACGAGGCGCATGTACTGCGAACCGGCAGGGAGCTGCTGAGAAAGGAGCTTTTCCAGCTGCGAACGGAATTCAGGCATTTGCTTGCGGAACTGCCAATTCATGTGCGCCGTTTTACGTTTCGCTTTCTCGACTCGGTCAGGTGTCGGCTCCCCAGGCATCCAATCCTTCACCGGACCGTTGGGGGGCATCAGCTCCCCGATCGTGTGCGACTGGTAATACAGCGTCGCCTTACCCAACATGGGATGCGTCGCCTTAGAAGCGCCGTCGAAAGCAGGGGCAGAAACGGTTTCCCCAGCAAGCCCCATGCGCTTGAGCCCCTCCTCGTACTGCTCGTCGCGTTCGGAGCGGGATTTCTTATCGTACTCGATCCGCTCCATTAGCTCCGTTACGAACGTCGAAAGCTGCGTCTGATCCAACTCCGGTACTAGGTTACGGAAGTGGTCACTTTCGTCCGCGGTAGGCTCGTCTTCATCATCTTCAGTCTGAATAATGGCGCCGCCATCATCCGTATCCGTAACCCCCGGAGCAGACTGATTAGGCTCTCCATCTGAAGGATATTCTGCAGCTTCGTTATCGTCGTTTTCGTCATCGAGCGCCATTAGTCTTTATCCTCAAGAGACGGGTTGGCCCAATCCAAGCCCTGCTTTTTAGCCAAAATACTAACAATAATATTCACAGCGTGCAGCCCGTTACGCGTACGGTGCACAGCCTTACGTAATAGCCGTATTTCATACGTCAACATCCCCCAAACAATCATCAGCAATCCGCCAATGACTGCAAGCAGTACGCTGACAAAGCTATCTACGTTCACGTTTACCCATCGTACGGGTTGCTCCGCCGTTGTTGTTTCAGTCTCTCTGACGCTGCCACGATCGCCCTAACCGGGTCCGTGCGCACTGTCAAGCGAATATTGAACTTTCGCATGAAGAAAAGCAAAGCTTG